TCTTTTCTTAAATCTTCATCCGCACCTTGTACGTTTGTCATGATTTGAGTGTCACGATTTAGACCGTTACCTACTAATGGTCTGTATGCCAATTTAGACATGTCAGCCATAAGCATGAATCCACTAGCGATACCTCTAAATAGAGGTTCTTTCACTAAGAACATAGAACCATGTATAGTGTTGATTTCCATTAAGGAGTGACCAAACTGTCCTGATACTTGGTTTAAGTTCATTCTATATGGTGATTGATTAACTGTTGTAGCACCGCCACTTAATGCAGCATTGTTATTATGTGCAAGTGATTGTGACAAGAATGCATCTCCACCTAGTTTGTTAAAGAATGATATTACTGGCAAAGAAGCCATAACAAGTTTTTCACTTGCTCCGCCTCTTGCTGGGTCAAATATAACCTCTAAGTCAGATAACAGTCTATCATATGTAAGTTCATTCTGAGCTACACTTCTGTAGTAAGCTTTACCTGAATCATATGAAAATGCTGAGTTATCTGTAACTGGAGCAACATTTTTTACAATGTGTCCAACTAGACCTTCAGTATATTGTACCCCGTTTACACGAGCTTTCTGTCCAAAGAGCATAGCTCTTTCGATGTCTACTTTGTGTTCACGTAATTTTTGAGCCCAAATTCTATCGAATTCATTCTCATAGCCACGATATCTTGTAGCTATTGCTGTGTTGGTTAATTCACAAGCTGTTTTAAAGATTTGAGTATAACCAAAGTCGTCTTCAATTGTATCTGAGAAAGTATCAGGTGAACCTGTTCCTTCTTCAAATGATGTACCAACGATTTGACACGCGTCATTGTCTGACAGTGTGTTATGTCCTGATACACTTGATTCTGATACATCAATAATTCTACCTGAGAAGGTAGTGTTTGATGCCTGTACGTTTGGTGCAGACTCAACTCTAACTAATACTTGTGCATAACCAGCTGTTGAATCAACAGAAGCGATTGCTATTACCATTCCTTTTGTTAGGAATCCAATAGCTCCACCACTGCCGTCATCAACAGTAAAGTCCTTTAATTGTCCCTGTGAGACAGAACCAACTGCAGCTGCTAAATTAAAATTACGAGCTGTATAGTTAGTCACAGTTCTGTTTTCTAAATATCTGAATACAGAATCGTCTGTAGCTTGCTTAGCAACTTGACTTAGATAGACGAAAAAAGGTGACTCCTCTGGCATGAGTTCTGCAACTCTATCAGAGAAATCATATAAACGTCTAACATCGGGTCTTTGTCCTACGCCAGCATCTTTTGCTACGCCTGTTATCACAGATGACTTTAATGTTCCTTGATTAAAAGCCATTTTGTTTTACCTCTTAGTTATGCTATTCTACTTCTCTTGTTGGCTCCCATAATTCTATTCCATACTTGTTCATCTTCAGAAGGTTGAGGTTGTTCTCCACCTTGAAGTACACCAGCTGGCTTAGGAATTGATTTTGTCTTTTTAACAGTTTCTAAATTTTCACTTTGTTTAGCACCTTTGCCTTCTCCTTCTTTCCACACTTTAATAAGTGTTTCAATAGGTAGATTAGCTTTTGGTGTTGTAGCAAATTGTAGAAACTTTTCTGCATCATCTGTACCTAAGTTATGCTTGCTTACAAGTTCTGTCTTTAAATTATTCATCGCCATTTGATTTTGTAGTTTAGCTAGTTCATTATCTACTGTTTCGTGTACAAGCTTTTTCTCTTGACTTACTCTAAATTTGTAAGAATCTGAGTCTGGCTTGTAGTAGGCGTCCCAAGGGTCAAAGTTATCTGGAGTTGTACTTCCTTCCATACCTTTGTCCTCAACTGATTGACCTGAAAGTCCTTTTTCAATTACGTCAACTAGCTCTGGTTTATCAGTAAGAGCTTGTTTTAAGTTCATCAAATCACTACTATCTCTTTTTAAGTTTTCATGTTCTGCGACTTTTTTATCGTACATTGATTGAAACTTTTTAGCTTCTCCTTCCCAATCGACAGCTTCAGATGCTTCAACACCTTCTTCCTGAGCAGGCTCTTGCAATGAAACTTCTTGTTCCACCGCTGATTCTACTATTGGGTCTTTCTGTTCAACCTGTTGTTGTTCTTGTTCTTGTGCCATATTTGTTTTCTCCTCCCGTGATTTAGTCTAAGACTCTGAACCACAGATTATTTGTCATTTTCCTCCATATTGTCAGACATACGGTCAACTAAATTACCCAACTCCATCACCTTTTGTCTTTCTTTTAACTTAGTAGCAGTAGAGATTTCATTCAAATTAGATTTGAACTTCTCAACTTCTGTACGTTTTCTAGCAGATACCTGCTCACGTTCAGATGTTTGTAAATCACCACTAAGTTTCTTCACTTGATTTTCAAGCTGTGCGATATATTGTTGCATTTGTGCCATACGTCCTTTTCTTTGAAGGACACCTTCTTTGTCAAAGATTTCAGTTTTCTTTAAAACCTCGACATCATCTACCAGTCCAAGTTTATACGCATCAAGATACATGTTGTATTCAGATACCTTGTTGCTTGGTAAAGTTGAACCTGATATAATGCGAATGTCATGTTGTCCTAATTGAATATCATTTTCAATAGCCAACAATGCATCGCTCTTATCATCGTACATTCTCATGTTTACTGAAAACTCAGTAATGTCATTATTTGGTTGTACAATTCTAAATGTTTTTGCATATCTATAATGGTCTTTAGCCAAATTGTAAACAACTTGTCCTACCATTGCTAGACTTGCTTCGATATCTCTTAACTTTGATTTTCCTCTAGACTCACCCATCTCAGATAAAAGCATTGTACCTCTAACTGTTTCTGGTGCATTGTCTCCTCGGAACCCTTGTAGTAGTTCAGGTATACCAAAGTTTAAATCTATATACTTCTCAACTCTGTCTATTAAGTAGTAAAACTCACTAGTTAATGGTGCAGGTTGAGGAAAATAAGGGTTACCAAATTCTGGATTATATTCTATAACCGCATTTGGATTAGCCCAATCTTTTTCTAACTGACTTATATTGTCTACACTACCCTCTGGTACTAATAATTTTAGACCAGCAGCAGACTGAGCGTGTGACAAGGTTAGAGAAAATAACTTATTTAAAAGTCTTTGTGAATCTTTAACCTTGTTCACGTCTGATTTCGGATAGGGAGTATTAGTCCAAATATTCGTAAATGGAATAATTGGATAGATATCAGTGTTTAGAATACGCTCATATAATAAAGTATCTCCAACGCTACTGCATTGTGCAATTCTTGTTTGCATTATCTCTTCTATTTCTATAGCACCATTCTCTATAGCTTTTATATTTTCTTCTTCTTGTATAATCTGTACATATACTTCAGGGTCTACAATCTTTTCTGCCCCTGTAACAGTATTAAACAATCTATAATATGGTACTCTTACTTTGTAAAATCTATCAAGTATTTGATATTTTTGATTTACATAGTAATCTAAATTCTTTGCTTCGTCTGGAGTTATAGCAGCATTTGTATTTTTCAACGTTGAAGAAGGATAATCTTCTCCATACAATGAATCTATACCACCTTCAATATCATCAATAACATCTTCTAAGTCTGGATATAAGTCTAACATTTGTTGTTTTGTTAGAAATGTAGAAAGAATAATACCAGAAGCATCGTTAAAAAATCTATCTCTAGAAGCTGGGTCTACATAAACACGAAAAGGGTCAACGTGAGTATACTTAACCTCACCTCTACCATAATCTGCATCAGGGTCTAAATATACATACATATATCCAAGACCAGTAACAGCATAATCGTGTACAACTTGTTTGAAATTACTATCACCATTTGATATATCCCAAACATATTCTAATATTGTTTTCCAAACATTAGCTATCTTATTGTCAGAATCTTCTCTAGCAATAACAGAAAACTTTGCTGGTCTTGCTGTTAACAAAGATTTTAACTTATCAACAGCAGCATAAATTCTATCTATAACAAAATCTGCTTGTCCAACAGATTGTAAAGCTTCAGACTCATCAGATGTATAATGATTTCCTAGTGTAAAGTCCACAGCATTTCTAGCTTCTGTATCCCAGTTTTGTCTAGCATCTCTCCATCTTCTAAACAATTCTCTAGAAATCTGAGGTTTTGATTTGTTGTCGTCGTAATTAGCCATAAACTCCCAATTTAATTTTTGTCTATAAAATAATGTTTTTTATTTACTTGAGTCAAGTAAAAAATTAAGACTTTTGTCCAGTCATCCAGTTTATGACTCTTTTTGCACGACTTTCTTCTATTCTAGCTATATTTTCACCAAGCTTCTCTGCACCTATAGCTGAACTCTTTGGTGGCTTTGCAGTCGTAACTGCATACCATAAACCATCAAGAAGGTCGTCGTTCTTGCCTTTTGGAAATTCAAACATCTCATCAACTAAAGCTATATGTTCTTTTTTTATAAACAACTTTCTACGATTTACAATAGGACAAAGCAAAGCTTCTAACCTATCTTCTTTTTTTATACCATGAGGTGGTCTGACACCTTGAGATAGTCCTGGTGCTAGTTTTCTATCTGAACCAGCTATTTGATTGACATAATCCTTTACTAACCCCTGAGCTCCTACCTTTTCAATATTTACTCTTCTTACAGGATTATAGTCTCTTGCATAATCAACAATTCTCTTTGGCATATCATACAAAGGAGAATGTTCTCTGTAAAAGTCTAATATATAAACATTTCTATCACTATCTATACCAATAACCATAATTACTTGATAGTCACTTCTTGCATTAGCTTCATATGCTAAGTCAACACCAATGTACACATTGACAGGTATAGCAGATTCTTCAATCATCAAATAATTGAATCCATTTCTATTTTCTAAATTACCTTTATAATAATTAATTCTATCTATGTGAAACTTTGCATTGTCCACATCTCTAGCTTCATTTTGATATTCTTGAGCAAACTTATGTATAAGTCCCATTTCTGTGAAGCGTCTTTTGATATCATCTAGCTTTTCTTTTGTAAAGTAACTAGACCATAAAGGTACTCCATCTACTATTGCTTTCTTGTATAATACATTCCAAGCTGATTGTCTACCTTCCTTTTCTGCTTGGATATACCCATCGTAAACTCCCTGTAGGAATGAATCGTAATGGACTATCGTACCAATAAGCCATATTGACCCTTCGTTTTCTTTTGAGTTTTCCAAAGCGGGTTCTACTGTTGACATTACCCATTCTTTAATCTCTCTCCTTCTATCTGGTGTTTTAGTATTTAACTCTGACTCGAAGTCATCAAGTATAATATTTGTATATCTTAGTCCTAATTGAGAACGACCACGTAATCTTTGTGAAGTACCTTTTGCTATAACCCTATCTCCTCTTGCAGTAGTAAACTCTTTTTCTGTCCACTTACTACCTTTTAAGTCTCCAAAGTAATATTGAAGTGCAGGATTTATATCTATATGATTCTGTATGTACTTGATGTGGTCAATAGCCTGAGACTGTTCTTCAGAAACCCAAGCAATAAACTGTTTCTTTTCTGGTGGTGCAAAATACAACTGATATAGTAAAGCTGTTTTAGCTAGTGTTGACTTTGCATGTCCTCTAGGTAATATAATACAAACTCTTTTATCATCTCCCAAAAGTATATCACTAAGCTGATATTGATAAGGTGCAGGAGTTGATTTCATAAAATCTTCTGGCAAAAACATTTGTCCAAAAGTAACTATGTCTTTTCTTGCTAGTTCAAGAGCCTTCTCTTTTTGAGATAGGTCTGGAGGTATGATATTAAAATTATCTAGCTTCTTCGTATTCTTTTTCATATACCCTGTCCATCATTACAAGAGTTTTAGGAGACAACCAGTCTCCATCAGGAACTTCAGTAAACATACTAGTATTTTGCCATAGAACAGGACCTGCTACATAAACCCAACACTTTTCTTTTTCTTCTGTGTCATCTAGTATTACATCTACTGTCGTTCTGATATACAAACCAGAATCTGTAGACTCATACTTGTCATACATTACTAATTCATCTTTTGTAACATCTATAACCTCTACAACAGCTCCTTTACCTTTTTCATTCTTTACAAGGGCTGGAAAGTTTCGATGTCCAGGAAAAACTAAACTAAATCCTTCTACCTTACCTGTTTCTTCGTAACCTCTTCTTAGTGTTCCATATACTGCTAATCTCATGCTTCTCCTGTTTGTCTTGGCAATCCCACGTCTGTCAACTCAAAGTCTTTATCATATACACTAAGACAGTTAAAACATTTTACATGAGTACAGTCTTTTTCTTCTTTATCCCAAACGTAGATTGCAGTTTTATATAATCTATAGCAACAAATAACGCAACGGTTACTTTTCACTATCTTTTTTAACTTCTGCCAATTTTTTGTATTGGGAACCTTGAATTGCATCTAATTGCTCCTTTGAAAAACCTTGAAACAATGTAACAGACTCTGTAGTCTTTTGAGTCTCCATCATTCCTGATATTTTCATTAATGTGGTTATAGCGGTAATCTTATCTCTATCTGATGAACCGCCTTTATCTATAATGTTTCTCATTTCTTCCAACAAGTATGTTGGAGTAATTTCAGCTTCATTCAAGTATTTATCTATTTCTTCTCTAATCAATTTTTTTACCCTGTCGGTTTTAAGCAATAACTTTGCTTGTGATTTTGCATAATTCTCATTTTTGCTAGGAAATGCTTTCATGTAAGCTTCTACTACTTCATCTCCTTTTGCTACATACTTACCAAACAAAAATTCTTTATCTGTAACTTTCTTTCTATTCTTCTTTCTAACAGAAGGAGATTCTCCAGCGGTAGAAAAAGTATGCATATTTGTTTTCATTTCTCCTTTTATTACTACAGAAGGGCTACATATGTATGAACCCATGATAGTTCTAATAAAAGTAGTTTCTTTTTTTCTATCGCTTTTCTTCAGAACGCCAAGGTGCAACACTTGACATACCTGACCATCATCAGTCAGTATCCAATCTCCTTTATTAGAATGTCTCCATTCTTTTACAACTGGATGTCTCAAACTAATTTTAGTTCTAAATTCATCCAAATCTTCAAAGAGATAGTGGGTTACACCTTTAACAACACGTTCTTTCATTAATATAACTATTTCTTTTTATTTTCGTCAAGCTCATTAGCAACGAACTTAATATAGTTATTTATCAAGAATCTCATCTCAACTAGCTGTTGTTCAATACGAACTGTTTGAGTTGCGATTTCATTTGCTCTAGTATAGTTTAACCTAGCTTCTTCAGATAAGTCAGATAGACTGAACTCCATTTCCTTACCCTCATGAACTAATTTAAACGTATCTTCTTTTTTCTTAGCCATTCAATACTCCTTATAATGGTCTCACCATAGGTGGTGCGTGTTCTTCTAACTTCCTGTGTAGTTTTTCTAATATTACTACATCAGCTACATTATGGTCGTAAACATACTTCATTGCTTTTTCATCTCCATATCTAGCTTTTCTCCACATATCTGGTTTTACTCTTGTTTTACCAGCAATACCAAAAAACTCTGTGGCAGCTTGAAGTGATGAGCGATGAAGCTTTAGTTTACTTCTTACTACATAATATAAGTCTTTATGTGATTTTTGTCTATAAAGAGGGAAGTAAGTTCCGTGGTATAGTGCACGAGTTCTAATAAAAGGAATATCGAACCTAGTACCATAATATGTAAATATTACATCATACTTATTCATTTCTTCTACTAATAGCTCTGTAATCCTAGCATCTTGCTTTTCTGACATTAGCTCTTCTCTCGTTATTTTAGCACCAGCAACGTTCTTGTCACCTCTTCCTTTTATACACCAGGATAACATAACATCGATATTAGCACTAAATCCAGTTGATTCAATATCTAAGTATCCGATTGTTTTTTCGTGACCTGTTGTATATCTATAAGGTTTTCTCAAACCTAGTGATTCTAATTTACGTGTTACTGCTTTATATGTTCTATTGTATCCAGCAATACGTATTTCTTGATAGAGAGTAAAAGCGGACTTAGCAGTACGTTCATACTGGTCTAATATCCTGATTTCATCCTCTGTCCATCTTGTAGCCATCATTTGCCTCTTTTATTATTAATATACTGTTCATGCAATTCTAGTGCTACTGCAGATAGATATACGCATAGGTCTAATAATTCTTCTATGCTTTCTTTTAGATTGTCTCTACTACCATCTACTGGCACTTGATTACCGTATTTTTTAGCTCCTACTTCTAATCTTTTAGATATAAGCTCTAAAATTCTTTGATTATTTGTCATTCTTAGGAAAATCCTCTCTATCAGCTACATCTTCTAGTTCTCTTATTAGTTTTCCCCACGCAATATTTTGTAATCTATCCATTTCTTGCTGTAGTTTTTGTACTAATTCGTGATTACCTGCTTTTTTAGCTTCTATTATTTTTTTTGTGATTTCTTCCACAGATATTCTCCTATACCTAATTGAAATAGTCCATTACTTAGTGCATCTATTTGTCTTTCATCGTGCTCTAACCCTGTATTGTAACAAATAGCATGTAATATTTCATGAACTAATGTTTCATACTTTCTAGATATATCTATTTCACTGTTAATTAATATAACATTTTCTTTTACAAGATGTCTACCATACAATTCTTTAGTATCATCTTCATGTTTTAGTGGTAATTCTGCTATTTTGTACAAATGACCACCTACATTCAATTTCATCGGCTTTTTATTGCTCATTTTTACTCCCATAAGTTAATTGTGTATGCAAATTAGGTAAATATTCCTACACAAGTCAAATAAAAAAGCAAAAAAACGTAAAAAAATCGCACGACGTCCCAATGTTCTAGATTCTAATGCTCTAAACAAGTATACAAATAGAAAAAATAAAATAATACTTGACTACAATAAGTAAAACAAGGTATCTTTAACAGTCCGAAGGACGAAAAAAAAGACTTAATGTTCGGTGTTCGTATTAACCCTTAGAGTGTTTAATCTATTTCTTATATAATGCTCGGTGTTCTAGAGAGGGTCCCTACGCAAAATTTTTTCCCAAAATTTTTCTAGTCGTCGAATCCTGATATCTCAACATATCCTACCCAAAATTCCAAAAAACGTTCTAAATACCCAGACCCATACCAAAAAATTGCCCTAGTTTGTGTGTTTCTTTTTTTCGCACATAGGGGTCGGGTCTTTTTTGGGTTTGAAATTGAAAAATTAGGTTGAATTTTTGATTTTCTATATATGGTTAAAAATTATAAAAATTGTTAGAGTGTCAAGGAAATAACAAAAAAAAATGCGTCTATAAGTGTAGCAATATCAACACTTACAGGGTTTCTTAAAATAATTTAAAAAAAAGTATTGACTATTGTTTTTATTTACCATAATCTTAGGGGTATTATTATTTGACAATTCGGAATTCAGGCACATAAGCGAGAGAGTACCCTCGGGTATCGCGAACAAATGGTGCTAATATATTCAACTTATATTAAACTATGCTCGTCTGAGAAGGCGAGAGAAAGGATAAGTTTAGTATGGCGAAATCGCTCCCTAAGAAGGAAAGCATTACTCGCGAGACTAAGGATAGATTCTTGTCTAACCTTAAGAAAGCGGGCGTGTCTAACGAGCAACTAGCATTAGTTGCCGCTGAGTATCATGGTTTACATCGTGAGAAAGGGACTCGTGCTTCCTCTCATAGAGTGCAGATTGCAGAACATGCCGACTTCGCTACTGCTTTTGAAGCGGTAGAAGTTGCGATGAATGACTTGAACAAATTGTTGAGAGACAAGAAGTTCAAACTCAAGAAACGCGGCTCTCAGGAAATGGGCATACCTTGTGTCGATGTCAAAGTCGAAATCAAGGTGTAGCAATCCTCACCGACTGACTTAGACTCGGGGTCCGCGGGTACCTGGCAACAGAAACCCGCAACACTTAAACAACAGAAAGGAACAACTTATGTTAGAGTTAATGGGTTTTATCTTAGCAATATCATTTATTGCCAATATTATGCAGTTAGTTATGATTGTAGAAATGCAAGCATACAGACGCGGATACAATAGAGGCAAACAAAATGGACGATAAAGTAAAACAAGAGTTGCTTAAGTCATTGATAGAGATTACAAAAGCACTTACAGATTGCAATAATCAAGTAAGGTTGCACTTAGAATACATCAATGAGCTAATCAAGAAAGCATAGTTACTAACCCGAGGGGGCTTCGGTCCCCTCACATTATAAGGACAATCTTATGGCTAATCAAAAAACCCGCGATAGATGCGGTAATTTGACATTCACTATGGATGAAGCTACTAATGAATTTGTTGACTTCCTAGAAGCGAACAAGCCATTGATTCATGTTACTTTGGGACAATTGTTTACCGCAGTCAAGGGTAAATATACCAAACAAGGTGATGAATGGACAATGGATGACACTGACAAGTTCATCGAAGCTAACAAGAGAACTCAAAAATCTCCAGAAGTTCAAGCACTTTTAGAGAGAATTGATACTCTTGAGAACATACGTGAAATACAATCCAGGATTATTGAGAACTATAAAAAGTACAAGTAACCTGGTAGATAAGAGATGGCGGCTTCGGTCGCCACTCTTTTTTTTTATTCATCATTTCCCCTGCGACGTAGCTCGACTACGCTCGACTAGGTTCCCCTCCGACGGAGCTCGACTATGCCTGACGGACTTCCCCGCGTCGGAAGCTAGACTATGCGTCCTATTTATATTATCTAGATGGCGATTACCCCGCGTCGGAAACTCGATGGCGTCAAAAGTATCGGTTGCAACTTATTTAAAAAATTCGTAAATTGTCTTGGCTGATAATATTGTCGGGACTAGGCCACTCCGACGGAAGGACAAAGTTATGACAGATACTATGATACAACGACACAAGTGTTCATGCGACAAGTGTGGACATAGTCATTGGGTAGAGAAAGTCGTAGAGATGGAGACGCTACCTGTTGGGATAGACATATCTATCGTTCCAGTCGAGTATGATAAGACTTGGGAGATTACCTTAGTCAATAACATACAAGACACGACGACAGTTCTAGACGCGACGAGTATGAAAGAATGCTTGTTTGTAGTAGAGCAATGTCGTAAGTTGTTGATGAAAGACGGGTATAGGATGGTCGTATGTACACCTCGTAGTCGTTTTGAGACACACAGTCGTATCAACAGGTTGGAATATAACCAATGGATAGACGATACATTTAAGACTAAGAAAAAGAAAGACGACTGGTATCAGAAGTTAGTCCAGAAGATGGGCAGACAGACTACCAAAGCGTCAAACAAAATACATAGACTAGGCTATGGAAAGGACAAATAAAATGTGTAGACAATGCAATATAACTAGACAAATCAAAGAAAGCAGACGCATTACTAATGAATTAGCAGTAATTAAACAGCGTCTACTAAACCTACGAATTGACACAGGTTTATTATTCGACGATTTAGATATTACAGAAAACATAAAAGTTCAGACAATGAACGAGATGAGTCGTACATATGACAAGTTAGACTACTGTAAACAAGCAGTCAGAAAAGTCATAAACGACAGATTATAAGTTGTGGCGGCGACTTACAGACTATACTAATCAACTAGTCGAGGCGATTGGGACGCACTTCCTTTCTGCGTCGTTTGTAAGTTCGTCGCAAAGAATTAGTAGTAATACTAACAATAGAGTAGACGCTAGATGGCGTCCTACTAAACTTAAACTAAATAAAAAGGAGATTAGACTATGTGTGGTATATATGGTATAGCAAAGTCTCCGACTACTTACACTAAGCGACAACGCAAGGTTGTCAAAAAGGTGGTAAGACAAATGGCAATAGATAGCGAGAGTCGTGGGGCTCATTCGTCTGGTATTGCACAAGTCGGGACTGAAACTAGAATACATAAATCACTATTGCCGTCTAGCAAGTTTGTAGACACAAAGCAATTCAATCAGTCAATTAAATCATTACAGACTGGTAATAATATATTGCTTGGACATACACGCTTTGCGACAGAAGGAGCAATAGTCAAATCAAATGCACACCCATTTAGAGTCGGCAATGTTGTCGGAGCACACAATGGTTGTGTCTATAATATAGAGGAGATGACGACTAAACTAGGCAAACAATGTCCAGTCGATAGTCAGTTAATCTTCAAGGCTATCAATGATAACGACAATATACAAGAAGCAGTCAAACATTTTGACAGCGACTTTGCATTGTCATTCGTCAAAGATAACCCTAATATATTATATCTTTGTAGAGAGAGTAATCGTCCACTTTATGTCGCTTATGTCCCTTCGCTTAAAACATTGTTTTACGCAAGTGAAGAAGGCTTCATTGAGGACGCATTAGACGAAGTTAACATTCAGACAGAAATAGTTAGTCTGCATAAGAATACATTATATGCATTCGATACGACGCTTTTCACTGATGTACAAACTAATTACTCTGCAATTCAATTCGAATATAATAGTCGTGAATATAACTATGGTATGAATAGTTATGGTTGGGACGATGATGAGTGGGAACCAATCATACCTCAGAATTATGTCGAGGATGAGATGAATCACTTAGCAGAACTCTACGACACAAAACCAGAACAATGGTACTATGATGAGTCGGAAGACGAATGGATGTGTAGTGTCGATGGTTATGTAGTGTCGGAGAGTGTAATGTCGGAAATGTGGTATGAGAGAGAAGAACAGGAATGGGCTGAATCTCAACTACAACGACAACAATGGGAGGCTACCGACGATGATGAGTTGGTAGAAACAAATGCCTCCTGAAAGATACCAACATACTAACGACGATTATGATGTAGAGACTATCGATTGTAATGATTGTGGTTGTGAGATAGAAGTCGGAGATGAATTACAAGACCCGATGGGAGATAATATCTGTCAGGTTTGCTACGACAATAACTACACTAACTGCGATAGTTGTGGAGACGCAATAGGAAATTCAGATAGTTATTACTCAGATTGCGACGGAATGTACAGATGTCAAGGTTGTTATGACGACGAGATTAGACATTGTGAACATTGCGATACAGACATGAGTGATAGCGACGCCTATTACAATAGCAACGACGAATGTCTTTGTGAACATTGTTATAACGAAGACGCGTCAAACAATCGTCCCGATTGGGAAGTCTATACTAATAATTTCGTTGAGACAAATACAGACTTTGTAAACCCATTAGACAATGGATACGACAAAGACACATTCAACGAAATTAAGTCAAAACGATATGTCGGATTAGAGATAGAGACTAACTTTCACCAAGACCAATGGGATAATGAGCCTACGACTGAGGATATTAGAGAAGAAATTCGCCACTCTTTTAGACAAAACATGAAACTGGAAACAGATTTATCAGTAGTCTATGATGGTAGTATCACAGACGAATCTCACCCCTACGGATATGAAGTAGTTATGCGTCCAAGAAGGGGCGACAGACTCTATGAGGATACTAAATTAGTTTGTAATACATTAGTGAATAGTTGCGACGCTTATGTCAGTAGAAAATGTGGATTACATTTGCATATTGATGTAAGAGATTACGACTACATTCACTTCTGCGTCTTATCAATGATGACGAAACTAATTGAGCCTCATGTCTATTCATGGTGTCCTCCGTCGAGAGCAACCTCTCAATGGTGTAGAAAAGTGAGTCAACGACTATCTACATTTAAGTATGTTGAAGGTAGAGACGACTTTATTGATGTATGGTACGACAATGGCTACTACTCAAATGAGAAGTATAACGAGAAAAGATATCATGGACTGAATTTGCATTGTCATTTTCAAGCAAATCAGGGACTAGAAATACGATATCATGGTGGTACATTGAATGCCGACAAGATAAAACACTGGACTATATTTTGGACGAATGTCGTAGATGTTTGTTTTGAAATTGGTAATAAGGTCGCAGACGAATTGCGAGATAAACCTTATAGCCAAAGAGAACTACGACACTCATCTCTTTTCAAGTCTATTCTTGGAGGAGACAAAATATATACGACAGTAAGTAAACTATACAATAGGTACTCCGACTATTCTGAGAGTACTAACATTGAACAATATTACAAGGATAGTGAACTGATTCGTCGTTTTATGAAACTTCCGAAGAAGGACAAACCTTATCTTGTTCAACCATTAGTCCACCATCTTTACGACTTACTTCACGGAAATCGTCCACATGTCTTAGGTTGGTCGAATATGATGAGAATATTCAATATACCAAAAGAGACGCAAGAATACTTTGCAGGACGAAAGAAACACTTTACAGAACGAGAAGATAGTCATATTAGAAATCTTTACGCAGATGTAAAGCAAGTCGTAGAGTTTAATGTCGCAACCAATCTATTTGAATATACAAGGTCGATTGGACGATATTGGGCTACAATAGACAATGCAAGTGATGGATACTTCAAGAATCATCAGGTGTCGTTTATGTATTATGGTCGAGGTACTAACGAACAAACAATACATAGAGACATAGGAGTTCCAATTAGGACTAATGTAAATTATGACAATTTATAGATAGTCGCAACAAGTAGACTGGCGATTAGTTTCGTCGGTCTACAAGGTTGTGTGTTTTGTTTTATGTTATTTGCTAGATGGTGGCTAGGCTAGGCTAGGCTATGTGCTAGATATTGCCTTGCTAAATTTTGCTTGACTTTGATTTTATTTATACATAGATTGTTTTTATGCTAGGTGGTGCAAAGAGATTATTACAAATACTTTACTTTGGTTGGACATCGCCTAGCATAATTAAGATTAACAATATAAAGGCACATTATGAAAGATAAACAGATAACAATAGACATACCTATAACTCACGACGAGGAGATGGGTGTCGACTTATTTGATATACAGTTTGCTTTTGATATGTTCAGTAACCTTATGCAAGAGTTTGAGATTTACAATGATATGATTGTCGAAGGTTGGAATGATAAGCAAAGAGACTACGCAAACGACTCAAGATGAGTTACTTGCAGTATATATCAGACGAGAAAGGTAAGTCGTCAAAAGGTATATGGACACCAACAGTAAAATGTAAATGTGGTAATATGCTAGATGGCGACGAGCCTAGTGTTTATGTGAATGAATGTGAACAATGTGAAATGATTGAACATGAAGAAGGTAATGTAGTCGTAGTAGATAGAGACGATATGGAATGGATATCTACTTGTTGTACTGGGACTGCTATTACAGAATTAATAGAAGATGGCGACATAGGAGTTGCTATATGTAGCGAGTGTCGTGATTGGGCAGACTTTGAACTGGAGGAAGAATGAATAAAGATAAAAAACTAATTGAATTTCTAGACAAGAAACTTGAAGACGCACAATCTGGGTCAACATGGTTTTGGTTACAAGGAATATATAAAGTAGAACAATATCTAGGCGACGATGGAACGCTTGACGAAATAACAATGCAAGGTGAGTTCAACGAAGAAATAGATATTATTAAAGAATGGATAGAGGAGTGGAAAGAAAATGAGTAAAAAAGTCATAGACAAAACGTGGTCTATAAAACACGAAGGTCATCTTAATAAGAATAACATTATATTTACTGACAAGATGAGAAGATTAATAAGAAACCTAGAAAGAGTTAATCAAAGTCTAGGATACTATGTACTTGACCAGGAGGATAAATGGGTAAAGATAGAGACAAAAGAGCAATAAAAATTAATAGAAAGATACTTGAACTGACTGCAGAACTAGACGAGTTAGGTTTCAGAATAGAAACTAAATACGTCGCAGGTGCAGGATGGACAAGTGAAATAGTAAACAACAACACTGGAGAGAATCATGAGCAAAGGTTACGAGCAGTTTAAAAAAGTAGATAAAGAGTTAGACGCACTACTTCTTTATCTAGAGAAATTAGAAGAAGACTATGCAAGAGCAGAAAGCAGTCTGCAAAAATATAAAGAAGGATTTGATATACTTCACGATTATTTTGATAGTTTTCCTGAGGATGTAAAGAGGGATGTAGATAAACAACTTATGAAACTTGACTTATAAAGTTTTAAAGTTTTACTTGACACAAGTAAGAGTACTATGGTAGATTGCACTATGAAAAATAGATATCAAACTTCTTTTGTTGTAGACAAGAAACTTTGGATAAAGTTTAAGTCTGCAACACTCAAAGAAGGAGTATCAATTAAAGATAAATTACATAGTTTAATGCTAGACTATGTCAACGATAAGGAGCGACTAGATGCCCGCAATTGGTTTCGTTTACCCAAATGGAAATAAAGTATCATTTGATGAAGTAAAGAAGGGCAATGTCGATATCGTTGAAATGGGTATGTCATTACCCACTTTAATTGAAATGTCGAAAGAAAGAGACCCTGATAGAAAGCCTTCTACAACAGAACTATTAGTCGGTACTTGTGAGTCATATCTCAAAAGAACAAAAGAGTATTATGTAGACCCACAAGACAGAGCATTTTCACTAGCAGGAACAATGCACCACGCTAAATTAGAGCAGCATGAGGACGATAGACTATTGCTAGAAGAAGAGTTAGAGCAGTTTGACATAACTGGTATAGCCGACTTGTATGACAAGGAGACTAATACATTGTTAGACTACAAGAATACTGGCTCTTACAAATGTGCTAAACTATTAGGGATGACATATAAACTAATTCCAGACCCGTCTGGTGCTAGATACAAGTCAAGCGGTAAGTGGGGAAAAAAAGGTTCTCCTAAAATGGTTAAACAATGGTACCGCGACGAAGGTTTAGCAGACTTCGGAGATTGGGGTTGGCAACTAAATTGGTATAGATATTTGCTAGACAAAGCAGGATATCCAGTCGATAGTATGTACATACAAGTTACATTAAGAGACGGAGGTCTTGCAGTATCTAGAGATAGAGGTCTAGACAAGCATATATATCTTATTGAAGTGCCAAAGTACGACGATGAAGTATTAGAGAATAAATTTCTATCTGCTAGAGATGAACTAGTCAAAGCACTAGAGACAGGAAACTTACCTCAAAAATGTAATAATGAACAAACTTGGGACGGTAGAAAGTGTGAGTCATTTTGTGATGTCAGACATCTATGTCCTTACAACAATGGGAGTATAAATGGGTAAAATGTCTGAACTAGATATGTATCAATCTGATATAGAATCATTGCAAGACCAAGCAATGCTTAACACTTCAGATGATGTATTGATAAATAAGCATCAACAGGTTTCAGAAACACCTACTCCAAGCGACGTAGTTAAAAGTAGAAATGGTTTTGACTATGTAGATGAAGGATATATGCGTTGGCGACTAAACCAAAATTATCCTATCTGGTCTTGGGAAGTAATCAAGTATGAAACTCTTGGAGATAAAGCTATTGTAGTTCACGGACGTCTTAAAGTTATGGACGAAGGTGTACCTCGTAGTTTTGACTCAGTTGCAGCACATAGAATAGCAGTGTCTAGAAATGGCTCAGGGTATGTAGACTTAGGTAATGACCTAAAAGCTGCTAACTCAGATGCATTCAAGGTTGCAGTAAATAGGCTATGTAATGTAGCAGACGATGTATATAGAAAACAATATGTAGACAAATCTCTTAATAAAGAACAGTCTGATTATTTATATCTATGTATGTCTCAAATGGATACTGGCGAAGCGAAGAAAGTCGAAGCAGCTATAGTATCTGGTAAGATAAATAAAGACAATTATGATAAAGTAATTGATAAACTAAAAAAGGGAGTTAAAGATGAGTAATGTTACCGATGTATTAAACGACATAGATAACAATGTAGCTTATTATAATCCTTCGGAAGATACGGCAGGAAAGAAGTATGCTACTATCGAAGAAGGTTCTTATGAAGCTACTGTCAGTAAGTTAACGATTAAGAAAGATATAGTCGTTAGAAGTCAATACCTTAGTGATATCTTTGAAGCTACTTACAAGATAGACGATAAAAGATACCCAGACTTAAAAGGTAGAGAAGTAAAGTCTAAAGGTTACTTTAGATTCAAAACTCCTGACAAAAAGAAATATCCTAAACTTGAAGACAACCAAGGCAATAACAAAGGATATATGATATTCGCAGAAGCTTGTGGTTTTGAAATGCAGAAAGACGACCAAGGTAGATATCTTTTACCTATGGTTATGGAGTCTGACATTGCAGGCAATCCAGTGACTATCAAGGTTGTTCACGACAAGTGGACTGACCAGTCAGGAGATGAAAGAATAACACCAACTGCTATTAATGTGTTCAAGTCTAATAGAGTCGTAGAAGTGAACAAGGGAGACCAGGCATTAGTAGATGACGAGTTGCCATTCTAATGAAAGATTACATACTCAAACTAAAAGAAGAAGAATGTATGGGTCTAATAGAAATATTAGAACTGTTCAGGAAAGAGGATGAGGATGAGTCTACTGTAGAGTTAAGACATAAAATAAAGACTCAGTTTCAAGTTCAGTTTGATGAAATACAAAAGACAGAACCTGTGACTAAAGAAGATGTCTTAAAGAATGCAGCATCAGTAATGGGTCCTTCATTCTGTGAAACATGCGACTAATGGATATTTCAAAATGGAATACCATAATGAAATCTTTCCAAGACTTGATGGGATATCAGTCAGGTATCAATGAAGTGTTGGTAACTAAAAGATTAAGTCGCATTGGATTTAAGGATATTGAAACACTAAGTGGGCGAGAGGAGAAATATCTCGTCCACATCTTACGCAAAAGATATAGGGAGTGCATAGATGAAGTTAAGAGAAAAGAAAATACTAGAACACCTGATAAAGAATAAAGGTATCACAGAACTAAATGCCTTTGTTCAATACGGTGTTCCACCTAAACAATTAAAAAGAGTTATCAGAAATCTTAGAAATAAAGGTATGTCCATAGCTGGAGACAGAACTTTCATGGATATGACCTATCATTTAGAGAGATTTGAGGCTTAAATTAGAATTACGCACGAGCTTGCCCTTCTATGGACGAAACACAATTTAGTCGACACTTATGTCGAAAGTGTAATTATAAACGCTTAGAGGGGCATTCTCGAAAGGAAAATTTTTGAAAAGACCGATAAAATATAAAGAAAGATTCAAACAACCTATAATATTCGAAGGATTGCAAAAAGGACTAGTATCTCCAACAGATATTGATTTTTGTTTCGAAGTTAACAATAAGTTTCTATTAATAGGAGACTGTAAAAAAGACGACGCTCCGTTTCCATTAGGGCAAAGACTAGTAATAGAAAGAATTGTTGACAACTGGAGAGCGACCAGAAAAATATCTGTTGGAGTAATTGCCACACATAGCACTAGTCCTGAGCAATCAATAGTCTTAGCAAA